CTTACACACAACGCGATTGTTACGAATATAACGCACCGACACAAGTTGGAGATTGTGGCTCCATTATTGGTCTTTATAATCACAGAATGGAACGCAAGTTGATTGGAATACATATCGCTGGAACAAACGAATCATATGGTTATGCTTGCCCTCTCACTCAAGAAGTTATTGATGATGCTTGTGAGAAGATGTTAGGTAAAGATTTTAAAAACATCAGTGCTCAATTCTACTTTGAAATTCCAAAATGCGTTGACACACTTTCTGAGCCGGAGGTGCCTGAAGGACTTTTCTGTCCTCTGGGAAAATCAGATAAGAAAGTGGGTCAAGCGGTGAAAACTTCAATTTTACCTTCTCGTATACACGGAAAATTGTCTGAACCATTTATGCGCCCAGCAATTTTGAAGCCTACTAGAATCAATGGTATTCTACATGATCCTTTGATGAAAGGGCTTAAAAAGTGTGGCGTTGAAACAGCGGTTTTGACAGAAGAAGAAGTCACTTCGGCTGTACAAGATGTTTCTCAAGTGGTTCTAACACAATATAATTCAATGTTGGATAAGAAACAATACCAACGGATTTTGACATACGAGGAAGCTGTTGCTGGAGTGGAAACCGATAGTATGATGAATGGTGTTGCTCGCAAGACTTCTCCAGGTTTCCCATATAATTTACAAGCTAAGGGTTTTCCTGGAAAGACAAAGTGGATGGGAAAAGAAGAAAAATATGATTTTGATAGCATGGCAGCAAAACAATTACGAGCGGATGTAGAAGAATTAATTGAAGATTGCCGAAATGGAAAAGTTTCGAACGTTTTGTTTATCGATACATTGAAAGATGAGCGACGTGATAATGCTAAAGTCGATGCTGGAAAGACAAGAGTATTTTCTGCAGGCCCACAACATTTTGTTGTAGCCTTTAGAAGGTATTTCTTGCCTTTTGCTGCATGGCTTATGCATAATCGCATTGACAATGAAGTTGCTGTTGGTACAAATCCGTATTCAGTAGATTGGGAACGTATAGCGAAAAGATTAAAATCAAAGGGTAAGCATGTTATTGCAGGCGATTTTGGAAACTTTGATGGTTCGCTGGTTGCTCAAATATTGTGGGCAATTTTCTGGGAAATTTTTGTGCCTTGGCTCCAACAATTTAACGATTTATCAACTTCTGAAGGCGTAGATGTTTTGAAGATCTGTTTGGGTCTTTGGACTCATCTCGTACATTCAGTTCACATATTTGGAGATAATGTTTACATGTGGACACACTCACAACCATCTGGAAATCCTTTTACTGTAATAATTAATTGTTTATATAATTCTAGCATTATGCGTGTTGCTTGGATCAGAATCATGAAGAAAAATAATCCCCACTGGATGTCGATGAAATGGTTTAGAAAATTTGTTGCAATGGTCGCATATGGAGATGATAATGAATTAAATATTTCAGAAGAGGTTATTGACATTTTCAATCAAGAAACTATAAGCGAAATCATGAAGGAAATGAAGCATGAGTACACAGATGAAGCAAAATCAGGAAATATTGTGAAATCACGTTTGTTGGAAGATACTTTCTTTCTCAAGCGTGGTTTTCGGTTTAGCCCAGAATTACAGCGTACTGTAGCTCCGTTGAAAATAGAAGTGATTTACGAGATGTTGAATTGGACGCGAAACACAATTGATCCAGATGTTATCCTCATGTCAAATATAGAAACAGCTTTTCGCGAGATAGTTTACCACGGACGCGATGAATACAATAAATTACGAAATGGCAT